CAACTTATCTCCTTTATGGACGTACTTCTCAACTATTTCAGCAGTCTTATTCCAAAAAATAAGATTATGCCATTCTGTACGCTCCGGCACCTGGGTTCCATTTTGTAAGGTGTACGCCTTATCTGTTGTAGCAAAAGATAAAGAAGCTACTTTTGCTCCACCGTCCAATGTTCTCACGTCCGGGTCTTTACCGGCACGCCCTATAAGAATTACTTTATTGACACTCATTTTCCTTCCTCCCTTATAGTTACACGAATACTATCCGCTTTAGTTGACGTTTTTAAATATTGAGAATATAATTCCGGGTGATCTTCCTGAAATTTCTTTGTATCAAAACTCTTACCCGTTGAAGAGGGAGTATAGCTAACACGCAATCGGCCAGCGTCCCATGATTTGACTCCATTCTCACGCATGGCTGATTTAAGTTGTTCCTTGTAACCTTTCTGCACTTCAGCGATATAACTCGCCTGTTCCTCTATATCAATAATAGTATCTACTAATTGCATAGGAATAAGCTGTTTCCCATCAGTGGGAACAGGAGCATTAGGTAAGAAGTGTTCACCATTAATCTCACATTCCAGTAATCTCTTAACCTCTGCATCGGGTTTACGCTCAATCTCAACCAATTCAGATTTATCACCTCGTAACCAAATTCCAAACAGCTTATCAACTTTGATAAGTGGGTTTTGAAGTTCAAACAAATAGGCATAAATTGATAACTGCCAACTCAAATACTCACGGTCAAGACTTGCAGTAGTCTTGATATCAACAAGGCTGATTTTCTCGTCCTTTTCCCAAACACAATCAATGTTTGACGCAAAGTATTCGTTATCAGACACCGTATACTCATTGGCAAAAGCCTTATATCCGGCATTTAGTCTTTCCCTGATATAATTAATAGCTTCAATACTCTCGGGTGGCAATCCTGTTACATCAGCAAACTGGCATTGTCCATGAATACGACTACCTTTTTCAGCAGCTCTTTTCAAAATGTATTCTGGAATATCCTTATACTTATTGGGAAATAACTGCCGGCTAATCATTCCGGTAATACCTTTTAGCTGCTTTTCACCAAGAAAATATGTGTGGTTCTCTTCCGAGAAAACCACACTCGATTTAACTAACTCTATCATTGTGCCGGGTAAATTTTGCCCATATTCATACAGGCGTTTACAAACTCTTTATCATTTTGCATAGCCGGATTGCCATACCATACTTTTTCAAGTTCAGCTCTGCTTTTGACAGCAAGCATATCACCAATAGCCTTTTTTAATTGAGCACCTGTATATACAGGAGCAGTGTTAGCAGGTGTTTTTGCAGGCTGTTGTGTATCTTCCTTCTCATGAGTATTGGTTGAATCGCTATCTTTCGCATCATCAATGCAAAACAGACCGTTAAGAGCGTACTTTCTTGCATAAGAAGATGAGGCCCCAGTGATTTGGCTCCCATCCATTCCTTTCTTTGTCTCTTCTTCCCTTGCAAAAGCAGTAGTCACTTCTTTTTCTCCCTTGTCATTAGTCAAAGTAACAGTTGCTTTTACGTAGATCCTGTTACCTACTGCGATCATCTCATCACTTAGAGTTAATGTACATTTTGTTTCAGCAAGAACAGGTTTCACTGATTCAAGAATATCCTCACAACTACGGTACTTGTATTTACCGAAAGTATTATACTGCCCTTTGGGGGCTTTCAGCTTTTGCTGAATGGTTACTAATTCTTTCATAATTCTGAATTTAATGGTTTGACTTTTAATTCTTTACATCCATAAAGTTATCTTTTATTGACAAGATGTGCAAACAGAAACTTCGCCATTTTAACGCCTTTTTTGTAACAAAAAACTGCCTGTACGATATTGTACAGGCAGAAAAGCATATGTTACAAAAAAGTCCAATGTACCTTATGGATCGGCTACGCTTAAAGGGTGTACGGCTCCCGCTGATTTATGCACATCTAAATATGTGGACGGTGCCGGTATCGAACCGACCTCTTTACATTGTGCGCACTCTGTAATGTTTCATCCAAGAATACTGCCCGCCCAAATAAAAAAGATGTACTATTCTCACGAACCATTACATCTTATCATGATACAACACTAAATAAAGACACGACATCTATAACTGGTTAGGTGTGGAGAAACCCGGATTCGAACCGGGACGATAGATTACCTATGTATGACTTTCTTCAATCTATCTGCATACTTGCGTCTACCAATTCCGCCATTTCTCCAATTAAAAAAGGTACACTATTCTCACGAACCATGTACCAAACACACAAAATAAAACACGACAAAACTACTAAATAACTCTCACGAGCTTGTGAAGCTTGCAGGACTCGAACCTGCACTGGGTGTCTACTTTCTCGAAGGGTCCTACGATACTCATATACAGATTTCCACTGAACCAACTCTGATATTGAGTGCGCCTACCAATTACGCCAAAGCTTCATAGTCTACACAGAGCTCACCGTGTCGCATGGAGAATGTTACTCAAAGCTATCTATATCACTTATTTTCACAAACAGTTTCCACCGTCGCACGTCCGCGTGTAAAGAGATGTGTAGAGACCTTCTTCAATAGAATCAGAAGTGTGGACGGTACAGGAATCGAACCTGTCTCAATCGTTATAAATTGGTTGCGCAACACAAAGCTTTAACCGATAAGCTAACCGTCCGTTTTTAAGTGAACTATTCTCACGAACCGTCCACTTGGAAACACAAACACAAAAATAAAAAACATGGCAAACAATTATTTAGCTATTATAAGCCATTGTGGGGCAGTTTAGGAGTCGAACCTAAATAATTACATCTGCAATACATAAAGCACTTCGTACGCTTTCTTTATGCTCTCTTTTCCATTGAGAATACCTCCCCGTATTTGCCACATCAACGCTATGATGTGGACTTCAAGTTCTAATACTATGAAAAACATGAGTTCACTCTCACGAGTTACTTTGCTCCCGGATAGCCGATCAAAACACACCGGGATAGATGTAGAACACTTAAATCAAATAAATAAGGGACTCACACCCCACGAAGCTCCTTACTTCGGTATTGTTAGTTAAACATAAATGAGAATTATCTCTGTGAAGGAACCCGGAATCGAACCGGGATGAGTTGTCATGCTCACTACATCTAAGGGCTGACATTCCCTATTGTCGAGTAGCGCGTCTGCCTCTTTCGCCATTCCTTCAATTCGTAGCCGGACACTACCGGCTACTTTGATTGATTTGATATATTCACCCTCACGGGTTACTTAACTCATTTAGAGTTGAGCCGGGAAACGGATTCGAACCGCTGACCTCATGTAAAACATGCGCTCTACCAATTGAGCTACCCCAACAAGTGCCCGGCGAACCGGGCTAATCATGACTAATAAAATTAAGCAATGCAAACCTTCACAGGCTATCTTTATTTTGTTTCTTATCTTCATAGATGAATCTTACAGCCAATAGCACAACAACAATAAAGAATATGATATACGACCAGGCAATATCACTTCTTGTTGCTTCGATTCCTCCACCTATATACATAGCTACCAGTAAGGCAACTACCGTAAAAATGTTATGAACGATTTTCAATGTTTTCATTTTTTCCGTTTTTTACGTTTGACTTTCCTTGCACACCGACAATGCAGCAATACTTGAGCAGCATTACAATGCCATTTGCCATTCTGAACATTTGCAGGCTTATCACTTTCAATCTTACCTGCCTCAATGAGACTAATCAACTTTTTCTCGCCCCCTACATAGTATGCTGACTTATCTTTCCCGAATATCTCTGTCGAAAACAAACGGAGAATATTATCCAGCAATATTTCAGCCATTTCACCCCTAATAGTTTCCATAGTCCTAAAATAGCCGATTACTTAATTCTTGTTACAGTGACAATACCATTATCTCTATCAGATTTAATGCCCCACTTCTTGTCAGGCTCTTTATCCTTTAATCTGTAAGATATTAGGTTAAGGATATATGCCCTATTAGAAATTGGAAAAATTTCTTTTGCGTCTTTTTCCATCTCACGAATGACGCACATAATACTTTTCTTCTTTTCTTCCATTATTGTAGTATTTATGAATTAATAAAAGGAGCGATGAGCGGATTCGAACCGCCGACCTCTGCTTGTGGTGCTCTTCCGTTAAGCTAAGAGTATTTCTTGAGAGACTCGAACTCTCAACCATCCACCACACACAGCGCTCTAACCGATTGAGCTACATCGCTCTTATATGTTATTCACTTTAATTCTATCTATATACTTACCGAAATCCTCTGCTATTCGGTTACAGGGTATTTTTTGCACCTCGCTTTTATTGCTGATTGCGGTGCTACTCCGGTGTACCAAACCACCGTCTTACTACAGCCCACTACCTACTCTCACGAGCTTCGTATTCCTGCTACGTAAGCCATATATGTTTTCCAAAATGTCAAAGAACTCTTCTCTGTGTTCCCAGTCTCCTTTCAAAGGCAGGCTCAAAGGCCGGACTGGGTACCGGATAACCGGTGGTTTGGTTTGACTTAGTGAGGGTTAGTTAGTAGCTTCATTGGTAATTGCACGAAGAACAACAGAAGCAGCATTCAGAGATTCTTTAACCTTTGCAAGCTTATTGGACTCACTTTGCCACCATCCTTTATACATGTCAATCGATTCTTTCTGTACTTTTACTTCATTTTTCAATGATTCATTTTCAGCACGTAGTTCCTTAATAATCTTCTCATTCTCGATAGCTTTTGCTTTCAATTCAGCTCCATCAGTAGCACTTTTATCAAGACTCGTAGACAGTTCCTCTACTTTCTCAATTAGCTGTACTTTAGTCATTGCTTGTAGTTCCATAATAATTGTTTTTTATGATTGATTTGATTAGTTACTTAGTCACATATCCCATAGCCAAGTTTCCACAAGGATCGCTGTAAAAGTCAGAAAGGGAAAGATTCTTCTTTGGAAATAAGGTTCCCTCTGCAGCAGATTTGTGCATATCTTGCTCTGCAAAATATTCATCCATTTTTAGATGAGCATCAATCCATGAGGTTCGTAGAGCAGATTTTAAAGAGTATCCATAGTTACGAACATAAACCCAAGCTCTTTGCATTATTGCTTTTACATTGAACTTGCCATCAACGATAAGTCTGTAATCTCTCTTTTTGGATAAACTTTTAATCCCGTTTGGTTGGATATTTGCTATTTTATTCATACTTTTGGAGTATTGATTGATTGATGATGCAAATATAATCCCATTTGGTATTATTTGCAAATATAAAAACCTAATTGTAATACCAGTTGGGATTATTTAACTTTTGATTGATTTGATATGATTAGTAGAATTAAGGAGATTATCACCTATTCGGGATTATCCGATAGGGCATTTGCGTTAAGGTGTGGATTAGCTCAAAATACTCTTAACAGGCAATTAAACGGAGTCAGAGAACTTAGTCTTTCAACAGTAAACGCTATACTCAATACGTTTGTAGATATTTCGTCAGAATGGCTACTACGCGGAAAAGGACAAATGTTACTTTCTGAAGTAAATAATGATGCCCAAAATATTGAGCGTGTAACTCGACTTGCAGATACCATAGCAAATCTTCAAGGAACAATTAACGAGCAAATGAAAACGATTCAGCTTCTAACAGAGGACAACAAAAAGATTAGAGGCGAATTAGCTATGCTAAAGAATGAACGAAACGCAGGATAAAAAAAGGCTATGAAAAAGATACTCTACACTATTATTGTAATATTGTTCTGCTCATGCAAATCAATGTACTATTCAGAAAAAGTCTATAAACTTGACTTCTCACAATATACGAAAGAGGGATTTTACATCTACCCTAAAGAAGTCACGCCTATAACATTAAAATACGAACCCGTATCTGATATATTAGTCGTATTCAAATCCGGCAAGTTACCTAAAGGATACGATCCCTCACAATTTACAATAATAGATAGAGTGGAATTTAGTGGACTGGCAATTCCTACAGACAAGTATATATTAGCAAAAGTTGTTCAAGAAGCTAAAAAGCATAATGCAAATGCACTAATTAATTTCTCAATTAGATATTTAGATAAATTCAGAAAGATAGAAGTATCAGCTATTGCGACAAGAATTGAAAAATAA